CTCCCCGGTGGTAAGTTACCAAAGGTCAATCCACAAATCCAACTTGCCGTCGTCGAAAATGCAGTCCATCTGGTCCCACGTTGGGTAGGACCAGTGAACACCTCTCGCTCTGAAAGCTGCAGCCACGGTCGAACAAACACGATTATAATATTCTACTCCGTGGAAGAAACTAAAGCGAATCACCTGATCAGCGACTTGCACCAAATACTCATTCATATTAGGACAGGGTTTTCTGTACCAAGATACAATGTCCTCAATAACGGTCTTATCAAGCAGTGCAATCCACATATTTCGGGTGGGGTGACGTCCAAAGGTACACTTAAGGAAGGATGCCTCTTGAAGAGAAGCATACTTCACAATGTTTCCGGTTTTTCCTACGTCAGTGAAGACTATGCCGTACTTTGCAAATACGGAAGACATAGTCTCAGTATTCCATGATTCTTTAAGAGAATCGTGTATGGATCCAATGAAGTCGTCTCCATAACACACGTAGGTGAAATACTTATGAAAGTACGACAGTGAAGCCGTCGTACTCTTTTTGAAAACTAGCTGCCAAACAACACGCAAATACATTAGGGCAACTAGCGTATTCAAAGGGGCGGTAAATGGGTTTCCTGAAGGGTTACCACAAATAGTTCTATAAACCAAATCTCCGGCCACATGATAGCAAGAAATTAGTTCTTCAAACAAACAGGATCTGACTCGGTTCGCCTCATCGTCTCGACCAGCATGGTGATCATACCAGTTGTTAACAACTCTAGCAACCCTTGCCGTCACCTCCGCCATCACCCTCGGTCCAAAAGCCTTATAGTCTCCAGTCAAAATGCTCGTGCCTCGAGAAAGCAGCTTCTCAGCAATGTCGTTCATGCCATGTCCGAAAACGTTAATACCGATTCCGCTTCCGACTTTCAATCCTGCGGACTGAAATGCGGAAAAGAAATCGGTACAATAACGTCTCCATTCAATAACTTCTTGGAACGGTGCACCATTGATGAGTCGCATACCTTTTCCCGGCTTCAAGCGTTCGTCCTTTCCAAAATCAGCATAAGGGACAAAGGGCACCACTCCTCGGACTCGTTGCTCATGATCTCTCACGTACAACTCATCCAACATCTCGTTCATAACCACTTTCGCGCGTAGGTCGTCAACAGCAACGAAGTCAGACTTATGAGAGCCAGGCTTATTAACACAAAGAGGATAACCAGGGGAAGTACCTAACTTGAGGGACTCGAAGAAAGGCATTCCTGGTTTCCCAAGCACGGCTTCATCAATGGATCTAACCTGCGTTACTTTAAGGGTAACCGGCGTAGCAACAGTAATCAGTTCGTTTTCTAAATCTTTTGCAGCGTTGTCAAGTTCAAGTTTCGGAAAGATGGAAGGTGGGTTAAGTTGCACCTCACAAGCCTCTTTAAGAGGGCCGTAGCCTAGCTTAGGTTCACCAGGCCGGGTCATGATGGCAGGATACCTTGATGGTGGGTTCGCCAAAAGTCCATACATGGGACTCTTCTGGATCGCAGTTTTCACATTGGTCCGAAGCTCCCTTGCTGGTTCTAGCTTACCAACCGGTTCAAAGTTGCCTTCAAGCTTGAGAGACGCACCTTGGGCAGGTAGTAGGGTTTCATAGACGTTTCCAGGTTCAAGCGTCTTCGTGTCATCAATTATCTGAGAAATTAATTCTCTGCATGTGATTGTCGAGACACCTTGATTGTCCCCAACAACACCGGTGGTGTGCACACCGATGATAAATCCAGACTTAGCGTCGCACAAAATAGACATACAGGCTCCTCTTTGAGCAAAAGGATATGTGTATCCAAACACATTCATGTCGTATCCTGAGTAACTAGCCTTGGTCTGAGTAAATTTAACATCGGTGAACACACGATCGGTGTCATTGTGGTCGTTCGCAGTGTCCCAAGGTGTGTATAAACGTGCTTTTCCAGAGAATGCATCCGAGCAAATATGCGCGGTCGCAAACAAACTAGAAATCTTTTTAAAGACGGGTACACGTTCGGGTAAATTGATAACACAAAGGTCAAGATCCAAAATTCGACGGTAAGTAATTGATTCCAAAGTTAACGGTATGATCGTCACGTTACCTTGGGCATTCCTGACATACAACTGTACATCAGTAACTGACTCTCTTCGAGCAGCAATGAACGAGTTATAATGCATGGGCATCAAACCAATTCTGCCGCCCAGCATCAGTATTCTCATGCCAAAGCGCGTTCCTTTCTTCCCATCAACAAGGTAAAGCATACAAGTGTTCTCGTTGAATTTGTTGTTGAAAATCGTCGTCTGAGAGAGTTTTCCAAATGAAGGCATAGGTTCGTCAATAGGTTCGTCCTCTCCAGCCTGGCCAATCAGCCGTACGGGTGTGGAATATATGCGCGGGGTACGCACATCGCCACTGCTGGCTATATTACCAATGATCTCAGTCACTGCGCGGTGGAATGCAGCACGTGAAATGAGAGCAAGTGAAAATCTGGTAACAACTCCAGCTAAGCCGCTAGCTAAGGCAGGGAAGAACGAGCACAAAATCCTGTACACCCATGAAAACATGTACATCACAAATATAGCCGTGAGCACAACCAAAGTAATCCGTCCGACACAAGCAGCCAAGCAAGAAATGACTCTTGTCCAGATAGACGTTGTAGCGTTAGCCTCTTCAGTCGTAATAGCTTCGGCCGTAAAGTAAGGTTCACGTAAATTCAGGGGATCGATGCGGTTAAATGGATTATATACATTTTGGAGCGGGTGTCTGGAGTGCGCGCTGTTATCGGTATCGCGCTCTAAGACATTATGCTCAGCAGTGTAGTTAGTCACGTCGGACGCTTCTGCTAAAATACGGTCGTTGGTTTGTTGGGTCATGGGGCCATAAAGGTAAAATCCCATACGTTGACGATAGTATCTTATTGGAAGCATCACACCAGGTGCTCGGCGTTCCCATTCAGCGATGAACGAGTCAGCACGGGCCTCTGGGCTTTGATAATGACACATATCACTACAGGCACTCGCTCCAAGAGGTATATAGATCATTGTCGGGTGGGTATCTGAAAACTGTTCAGTGAAGATACCGGGGGGCACACGCGTATAATAGACGGCGTTTTCAGCACAAAAGTCTCCATGCTTAATCACTATGTCACACAAGCACGTAGCGCCCTCCGGCCAAGTCACATCATCGGGTAGTGTTATACAAGCGCAGTCGGGTCGTCTAAAGCGGTCAGCAACTCCAGCGGGGTACTCGTCACACATCCCACAGTCGCCAGACACAACGGAGGCAAAGTCATTTTCAGTTAGCGGGGGTCGGGCCAGTTCTGTTGCTAATGAGACAACAGTTCCGGCATGGGTCGAATTCGTGGTAGCACGATCAATGGAAGCGGATAAAGTAGTGGTGTCCGCCGCCAAATGACCACGCACGATGGTAGCTACATCAGGAGAAAGCGCTGGAAGGCGCGATCTCCACGCGTCGTTAGTCAAACTAAAGAGGTGTTGGTTACGCGCTTGAGAAGCCACTCGTCGTCGTTCACGCAGAGCTCGAGAATGGGTAATCAGGTACTGTATCAAAGTGTGTATGGTAAAAGTGGTTGACACAGCCTGGACGTTTGGTGTAAAACGGTCCATAATCTTGAACTCCAGGTGTTCGTACCGCGATAGTATGTCGTCCGGTATAGCAGAGTCGTCAGCAGTAAGTCCTTCGTAGATCGGTTTCAGCTTACACTCAATCAGAAAATCTCTTCTCCTCAAGAGTGCTTGTTGGGTGGTAACGGCATTTACATTCGGGTGGGATTGGTTCGAACAAATGACCACCATCTCGGGATTGACCATACGGTCTTTATCCTCGATGGCAGGCATGGGCGCATTGAATTCAGCAATAGAGGCGAGAGAAAAGAACTCCTCGATCGCACGTTGCTGGGATTCAGGCGCATTTGTTTGTCCCCAATCGTCATAAAGAACAGCAGGTTGGTCAGCCCATCCGTTCCAGTAGTCAGTAAAATTGCGGGTATAGACACACGCGCCATCGTAAACGACGGGTATGTCCTCGAGCATTTTGGCTGTGATGTAGGAGGCAACATTAGATTTGCCAACTCCTGGTTTTCCATAGAACCACAATCGCACGGGTTCCTTAACCAGTCGTCCACGTCCTACACGTTGTCCAACAGCCTGATGCAAGTCCGCAATTTTCCTGAATACTGTTAGGAAGGCAGTAGCATTCAGTCGTCGAGTCGAAAACAGTTTCATATATTCACATCCAGATGCATAAAGTAAGTCGAGGTGTCTCTGTTGCCCAGAGGAGGAGAAAACAATGTCTCTCATATGTCCTTGGGTTATAATCATTGACGCCTCAACCCACTTTTTCATCTCATCTTTTTTCTCATTAATAAGCAAAATTTTATCAAGATCAGGTTGGGTTTCCCCCAAGAACCAATTAAGGAACTTGGAGAAAATATCCATGTTATGAAAGAAGAATCTAGTAATGTCATTTGAAAATTTAACAGAATCAACAATTAAAGTTTTGAAAGCAGTCCATCCTTGCTTCTCTAACCGGCCGGGTAAGCCAATCATCGAGACAAGAACGGGGAACAAAAATTTGAAATAATTAGCAATGGTTTCGGCTCGAGTTCCAGAGGGTTCGTCAGCAAAAGTCAGGTCGTCATCGGGTGCATTTCCAGTAAGAGGGTCAGGGGTCGGGAATAAGGTCATACGTCCAATTCTAAAGATAGCAGTCAAAAAGTGATAGAGTGAGGCCATCTTCTCCCACACAAACATACCCAAACCCACAAGCAATCCAACAAAGGAAGCAATGCGGGTACAGGTTTCGCGTGAGAAAATCAGGTTGTACAAGTGAATAGAGCAGTCAACAAATTTTGAAATTCCAGAAGTCACAAATTCGGGCACGTGTTGCATAAATACGTCCTTTATCTGTGTCACAACAGTCGAAAAGCAGGTATAAGCGCTCGCAGCAGTGTTCGTAGCAGTGGTCGTCAGTGTTTCGGTGATAGCAGCCAGTCGTTCGAGATAGCTAGCACCTTGGTCCATAATGTTTTCGGCACGGCTCGCCAATCGGTTAGCTCGCCATGCGGTAATCAAAGACAGGGGGTTAAGGTAGGCAACATAGTTGAAGATATTAAGGTCAATATTCCCTTCAAGCTGAGACGGCTCAGCGAAGAAGAGATACTTATAAAAATCCTTCTCCTTTTGGATCACAGAACGTAACGTTCTCTCCTTTTGGCGAAGCATTTTTCTCCGTTCAGCCTTTGTAAACTTAACTCCTTGTCGTTCGAGTTCCTTTATCACAGATGGTAGGTCAGTCAGATCAGGTTCAGTATTTGGGGTTTCATTGCGGGTCGTCGGTTCGGTGGGTACATACGTGTTAATATTCATCACAAAATTCTCAGCATTTATCACATTTACAGAAGTAGATCCATCGAGTTCAGTATCATAGTCAGTCGTCGTTCCAGTATCAGTATCAGTCAAAGAGTACGTACAAGTACCGCCAATAACGTCAAGGTAGCCAGTGCTCGCATCAGTGCGATAACCAGCATCTATAACGAGAGTTCCAGCGGCACCTGATTTTGGCAGGTATTCGGTTTCGCTACACCCTAAGATGTAATGGAGATGAGGGCTTAAGGTGTAAGCTTTGTCAGTCAGTTCGGTAGCAGTAGCAAAAGCAAGTGAGGATTTGTCAGCAATAGCGTTCGGTGAAGAGTACAAAATGAGAGTCGTAGCAGAGGTCGTCTTTAGTCGTAGGTCGTTAGTCGGTGGGGCATTCAATTGGATAGGTGAGGTAACAGCATAAGATCGAAGCGGAAAGCCTTGGTACAACGCGAACATCGCGTCGTCACCCATGGCTCGGTAGACATCAAACACACATTGAGATTGGTTGGGAGGGACATTAATAACAATATACAGGTTTCCAAGGGTCGTTCGGGGTGAGTTCATTCGGGATTCAGTATTATTAGGATTAAATTCATTAACAATCATGGAATAAAAGTTATACCATGGCACATCAATTACAACAGAAGAATTTACAGAGGGATTTACAAGAGTGAGAGGTAAATTGGCAAACTCGGAAGGCACGTCCATATCAACAGGCACGCCTCCAAAGTTGAAGCCATCAAATGCAACAGCTTGAGGTGAATAATAAACGTTGAAAGAAAAATTTTGAAGAGAGTGAATTACATAACGCAAAGATCCTTTATAATAACGGAATCCAGAAGCCATTTGGGAAAGGAAGTCATATTGAGGGGTCAACACATCATTAGAAAACAACATATTAGGGGTAACAGGAAAAACAATACCAGCACGGGTCCAAGTATCAGAGTCAGTCGGGGTCAGATCAATTGTAGCAATTCTATTAAATCTACGGGCACAGTTATAAGCGGTGTATTCTTCGCCGATTGAGGTATCAGGCGCAGAATTGATTTTGTACGAGGTCAGAGGAAATTTATCAACAATACGTTCATCAGGTCCAGAGTTAGGTTCGAGTCGGTTAGTGGTCATAGTATAAAATTTGAGATTGTCATGGGCATTCAGCAGGATTGTAACATTCAGACTAGAGGCACAAGAGTTGGGATAACGAAGAGGGGTTTCAACAAAAACATAAACATTACCAAAGGTTACACGGTTAGCAAAAGTTCCAAGATTGTTCACAATACGGAGAGGAGTCATATGGGTTGGGCAGGAGTTCGGTACTTCAAAAGTTATAATCTGCTGAGCTTGCAGATCATAAATAACAAACGGGTAGTCATAAAACGTGTCAGGGGTCGGTGTTTCAGATCCATCGGGAGCAAACAAAATGAGTAAACGTCCAGATTGCAGTTGTGAGTTACCACACAGGAATTCGAGTTGTATATTTCCTGTATAGTAGAGAAAATTCATAGCCAGTTCAGATAGAGTCGGGTAGAGATAAGAATCTCCAATGGTCGTATAGGTAATGGGAGTCACAGAGTAGTCCCACAGGAGAGTTCCGTGGATGTCGGAACTCTCCCATGTGAAGTAATCTATGGATCCTTTAACTTTCTTCAGATAGTCAAAGCCAAATTCGTCTTTATTAACAGGAAAAACAGCAGGATTGAATGGGGTCAAAGTGTCTTTTTGCATACGGAGTGATACAACATCGATAGGTCCGTCACCTAAAGAGAGGTCAGGAGTTGAGTAAATCGTAACTTGAGGGTGGTCCAGTTTGTGAGCAGGTCGGTCGTTATTGTTTCCAGGCAGGATACTACCAATTCCGGTAGCAGCTTTCTCTACAACACCAGCAACAGCGCTAACTGAGCTGGCAACACCAGAGACGGCGCCTACTACAGAAGCAGCAGGGCCATCGCCAGTGTATTGTTTTCGAGTTCGCTGCATGGCAAAAGCAGTTTGTTGGTCGTCAGTACTAAATTTCGAGTATAAACGCATGGTAACAGTGGTTGAGCCACCATCACCAATTCCGAGAGGGTTCACCACACCGATGTAAACAGTATGGTAATAGAGAGCAGGGCTAAGTTCGGTATCAATGTTTGGGATGAAATGTTGAGGGTATATGAACGGAACTTCAATCATCGAAGAGTTCGACGATGAAGCTTGCAAAATAACGTGAGGCAAAGCAAAGAGTTGGCGTGAGTCAGTAATGAAGGTCGTATCAGCAGGAGCATTATTATATCTAACAGCAATTATCACAGTACCAGAATGAAATTTAGTCGAATTCATTTGAACATAATGGGTCATTTGAGGAACAGAGTAAGTGTAAGTGTTAAAAATTTGAGCGTTCGGGGAGGTCAGGTTAGCAGTCAAGGCACCACGGGGCATGTCAATTTGGGCAAGCAGGGTGCCTACAGTATCAGTCGTAGTCCAGTCAACTTGGAGAGAGGCGAGGAATCGGTCAGCTAGTTGTTCGTAGAAATGAACACCACCATCAATAAAAGCATGAGGTGAGTAGGTGGGTTTCATATCCGCGACTTTAGTCTCGTCTTCTCCTTCAGCAAGGGTCAGCATCGTGTTCGTAGCATTGTGAGTGTCAAGTACGTTTTGTCCATCTTCATCAGCATCACCAGAATTACCTTCAAGGGCAAGTCCTGATAATTGGTCCATAGTTTCCGCAGGTATACTGTCAGCAAGGGTGCGTGTTAACGTTCTGTCCGCAGCCTTTGCCTTCAGATATGGGATGTAATCTTGCAGGTCGTAGTATTGGCGATAAACACCAAACTTTGCAAGATCTTTGGTCGTCTCAGCAGCAGTCATAATCAGGTTCAGGTCAGTAATCGTGAGGGTTGCGTTCCAGTACAGAATACCAGAAACGCGGGTCGAGTCATAAGTAACAGTCAGTTTTCCAGATTGTATAAGGGGGTTGACGAAATCAATAACCTTGTTTTTGTAAACAAAGTCATTATAGTTCGGAGGAACAAGAGTTGGGTAGTCATTCACATTACCGTAGTAACGCGAAGAGTAGTTCTTCTTGTCAACCATACAACCTTGGGCGGGGTCATAAACCATTTGATCAGCAGGGGTCACTTGCTTATCCTTCTTAGCGCTATCCTGGGAAGCATTACCTTCCAGCGCTAATAGGGACTCGCAAATCTTCTTCTCTTTTCTCATTTTTTGCAACAAAAGTGCGTATTTGTTAAATTCGTTTTGGGTTTGGGTAGTTTCAGTAGGATTCATCATGTGAGGTCGTCCGCTACTTTACCATCGGCTCCGACACCGGTACAGTTCCATTCACAAGTTGGTTCATCTTTCTGATAGTAAGCATAATACATATCTAACTTCTTACTACACAGCAGGGGTGATTAAGACCAAGTTGCAGGAAAAGGCTACTACCTCGTGCATTCACGGTTAAGCTATGTGCACAAAGGTTCGCATAAGGAATGGTAAAGCTTTATCAAATTTAAAGCTCAAATCTTCATAGTCTATCAATGACGTTTCAAGCACCTTTCGGGTGTTTACTAAGTAAAGACAATAACTACAAAGAAATAATCCGATACTCTGAGTGTACTTACTCCAACAATAAGTACACCTAAGAGGAGGTAACAAATCATAAACAAGAGATCAAGAATCAGGCAGGGGTCAGCATTGGTTCATCAGTCCGGGGGTTTGGGGTTTTGGGGTTTGGGGTTGGTTTGCGACATATATTTAAACAAAGGAGTAATCCTAAGGATGGTTCAGGGCCGCTCCATCACTCGCGTACGGGGGAAACACCGC